AATTAGTCTAAATATAGAATATGCAAAGAAATTTGTATAAAAACAAATATGTATTAGAATAAATACAAATAAACAAGGAGAAAAGAATATATGAGTACAGAGTACAATTGGACACCTTGGACAACGAGTAGCAGCAATTATGAACACGAAGATTCATTTGAGCCAAAAGTTGTCGAGGATCTTCCAGAATCGTTAAAAAGAGGTCGAGCACCTTTTTACATAACAGACAAAGCTGTTGATCTTGCATTAAGTAATCCAAACAAATGGGTTATATGTCATTCTGAAAACACTACACCTGGAAGTGTAAACAGAAGAAGAGGTGCATCATTAAGAAGCTCTTGTTTAAATTTCAACAAAAGGAATGTAGATAGGAATTTATTTGCTAAAGTTGTTACTAACAAAAACAAACTTGAAATATATTTAAGATTTGAGCAAATGGAGACCGATAACAATGAGTGATTTAGAAAAATTTGATGATTCACACAAATCAATAGAAGAGATAGCTTACTTTCAACCTAAGGATGCATCAGACAACAACAGAAGTTTAGTACCTATGAAGAAGTCTGAATGGATTGAGATCTTGGAATGGCTAACTTTTAGATACCCTGACACAGCGAATTGGTCTGACATACAAAGAAATGTGTATTATTCAGATTTATGTATGTACAGCAAAGCTGATGTCTTTCATGCTGTTAGATCTCTTTATGAAGAGGGAAGAGCAAAAGCACCTGAAGGTTCAATAATTTTAGGTAGATTAAAAAGTCTTAATGCACCAAAGTTAAGAGTTCCTAGTCCAACAGAAATTATTAGTTCTCATGGTGGTAAATGCGATCAAGATGGTTATGTCTGTCAATTTAATGATAGAAGATGGGCATCAGATGATTATGGTAATTGGCATTTCAAAGAAGCTTGTATGTCTAATGGTCCAAGTGGATATTGTGAAAAGCTAAGACCTGCCACACCTAATGAAACAGAACTAAGACAAAAGCCTACAAGATCTACAAAAGGAGAACTTTATAGAACAATGTTCTCTATGAAGACTCTTAATGAAGATATGAAGAGACAAGTGTGGAAAACTTACGAGAAATATCCTGAAGGGGATATACAAGAAGCAGTCAAAGAATTAGGAAAGGCTAGTTGGTATGAATAACGAAGAATTAGAAATAGAAAAATTAGAAGAATTTGTAAACTTTCCTTTAATTGTTCACACAAAACAGATGGAGAAAGTAGTTTATGATGTTTTTAAAAACACTTTTGGATTTGAAGACTTCATAAATGACCTAAATTTAGACTTTGATGGAGATCAAGTTGTAAATTTGTCTTATCCAACAACATTTGTATTTGGATCATTTGATAAAAAAGATTATTTTGTAAAATTAGTAGTAAATACATTGAATTTTGACGATGATGAGGAAGAAGAAGTAATTTCTACAGCCAAAAAAGTACAAAAAATAGTATTTTTACTAAAAGACATACTAAATGACATGGATTTTTGCATTGTTTCTTATCCTGTAGTCCAATCTTGGCAAAATGCAGAGTATGACACAAGAGCAAATGCCTTACTTAGTGTAATTTTTACACCTGAGGGAAATATAGGAAGAATATTTTCTTACAGGGACATGGATGAAGGTTTTCACGATGACTGTGATCATGATCATAGAAAACTACATTTACAAATTGAAACACCATCGACTAAATACATGTCTTATAGAAAGTTAAAAAAGTCTACTAAGAAAGTAGATCAAGAAGCATATAACTATACAAAGATCATAGAAGATTTTTATAACCTTCCAAATTTAGGTAATCCAAAAGATTCTTATTACAAGATTACAAATTACTTAAAAGCAGAGAACTGTTATTTAATATCAACTAAAAATGCTTTTGTAGATGAAATACAAGATGAGTTACTTTCTTTACCGATGGAACAATTTATTTTAGTAGATGACAAAGACACTAAAGCATATTACATAGATGTAATAAAAGATTTGCTTGAAGAAAGTACAGAAGCTGATATAAAAGCTTTAGGTAATATCTCTAGCATCTTAAAAATTCTACAAAATAGTTTTGAAGAAGAAGAGTAGTAGTTGAAATCTCACAGCAAGGAAGTGTACAATTAGATAGTCGGCTTCCTTGCTGACAAGCCCTCCCATCAACGCCTATCTCTTCGGAGATAGGTGTATATACTATTATTATGGAAGATCCTAAATTTGAAAAGCTTTTGGTGGAAGAGGCTGAGAAGAAGAAAATTATTAAGCTTCCTAGCTTACACGACAATCAGCAAACTGTAGCCGACTCAGATGCACGATGGAAAATTCTTTGTGCAGGTAGGCGTTTTGGGAAAACAAGATTAGGTGTACAACTTTGTATTGAAACTGCCATGGCAGGTAAAAGAGCTTGGTGGGTAGCACCAACTTTCTCTATTGCTAGGGTTGGTTGGCGTGATATTATGTTGGCAGGATTTGATCTTGAAAGATTGGGTGCTGAAGTCAAAATGGGAGACATGATAGTCTCTTTTCCAAATGGTGGTTTTATTGCTGTTAAATCTGCTGACAATCCACAAAGACTTAGAGGAGAAGGTCTCGACTTCCTGGTTATGGATGAGGCTGCCTTTGTTAAAGAAGAAACATGGACAGAAGTTTTAAGACCTACACTTACCGAAAGAAAAGGTTCTGCATTATTTATTTCTACACCTCGTGGTATGAACAATTGGTTTTACAGATTATGGCAAGATGCTGATGATAGAGAAGATTGGCAAAAATTTAAATTTTCTACAGTAGATAACCCTGCAATTGATCCTGAAGAATTAGATTCAGCAAAACAAGAGATTGGTTCTTTAACTTTTGCACAAGAATATGAAGCAGAATTTGTAAATGAAGGAACACAGTTATTTAAACAAGAATGGTTTCAATATTATCAACCTGCAGTTAGAGGAGTAAAGTTAGATGGTGTTACTTACGAATTAGATAATATGACCAAGTACGCAACTGTTGACTTGGCTACTTCTACAAGACAAACTGCAGACTATACAGTATTTACAGCTTTTGCTCACGACACAACTGAAAACAAATTGTTTGTAATAGACATGTTAAGAAAAAGAATGGAAGCTCCAGATATTATTCCTGCGATGAAAAAATTTTATAAGAAAAATGATCTTGATTGGATTGGAATTGAGAAAGCAGGATTTCAGTTATCTATAATTCAATTTGCTAGAAGAGAAGGTATACAAGTTCGTGAATTAAAAGCTGACAGAGATAAACGCAGCAGAGCGATGCCTTTATCAGCTAAAATGGAAAGTGGACAAGTTTTTTTTCCAGATGATCCTCTGGAAGATTGGGTACATGAAGCTGAACGAGAGCTTCTTACTTTTCCATTGGGATCACATGACGATATAGTTGATACGCTAGCTTATGGCGTATTAAACTTAAATAAGAGAAGAAGTTGGAAAGCGTATTAGATGGCTGAAAAAAGTTTTTACAGAAGAGCTATGGATTATCTTCAAGCTCCACCACAAAGAAATATAGAACAAAAAGGTAGTTTTTTAAATCAAACAAATTATTCATTAGATGGTCAAATCTATGGATACAATAGCTCATCAGGTTTTATTCCTGATAAATTATTAAAAGAGATTGGCGATGGAACAGGTAACTCAGCTGTTATTGCATGTCTAAATGTTTTATCAACTTCCTTTGCAGAACCAAGACTTAAGGTTTACAGAGAAACATCAGACAACGATTTTGAAGCAGTAGACAACCATCCTGTTACACAATTATTTACAAGACCTAATCCTTATACATCAGGATCTTTACTTGCACATTATATTGTTTTAGCTTTAAATGCTGAAGGAGATGCATATCTACTTAAAAGCAGAAACCGACAAGGAAGAGTAGTTGAGTTGGTTCCACTTATCCCACAATATGTGAAACCAAGAGGTAATGAAAAACAACTTATTACACATTACGAATATTTTCAAAAATCTCCTGATAGTACAAGTGCAAACGAATTTGTAGTACTTCCTAAAACAGAGGTAGTTCATATCAGGCAGGGAGTTAATCCAAACAATCATAGAAAAGGTTTTGCACCACTAAAAGGTGTATTAAGAGAAATTTTAGGAGATGAGGCAGCAGGACAATACGCTGCAGCATTGTTACATAACATGGCTGTACCTGGTGTAGTACTTTCTCCTAAAGATGACTCGATGGGTGGACCTAGCCAGGAGGAAGCAGAATCTATCGCACAAATTTATAAACAAAAATTTGGTGGTAGTAACAGAGGAGCTCCAATGATATTGACAGGTGCAATGGATGTAAAAGTTGTATCTTGGTCTCCTGAACAAATGAACCTAAACCAACTAAGGAGATTGCCTGAGGAAAGAGTTTCTGCTGTGTTGGGTGTTCCTGCTATTCTTGCAGGTTTAGGAGCAGGTCTTGAAGCTGCTACTTACAACAACACTAGAGAATTAAGAGAGTTCTTTACAGAGCAGAAGTTAATTCCTCTTTGGCAAACTGTTGCAAATGAAATCACTGCACAATTGTTGCAATCAGATTTCACTGCTGACAACAAAATTTCATGTAGATACGACTTAAACGAAGTTAGAGCCTTAGATGTCGATAAAGGCGAAGTTTTTAAAAGAATGCAGACAGGCGTTACAGGTGGTTGGATCACAGTCGCTGAGGCCAGGAAAGCTGTTGGTTTAGATTTTGGACCTGAACACGAAGTTTTCTTGAGACCTTTAAACTTAGAACCTACATTACAGAATGAATATATAAATAAACCAGAACCTGCAGATGAACCTGAGGATGAAATGGGAGAAGAAGAAAATCCTAGAGAAGATCAACCTACTGAAGATGAAGTTTTACAAGGACAGGCATCTGCTGAATTTGAAGTAGAAATGAAAGACACTCTTTCAAGTTCAAGTCATCCTGTTGAAGTTACAAGAGAAGGGAATATCGTGCAAACACCAACACGCTTAGATGAGAAGGCACCTGCTATTTCAGCCAAAGTTAAAAAAACTATACAGAAAAAAGTAGCAGATCATAATGCTAAAAATCCTAAATACAGAGCTACTTATGGAATGTTAGCTGCAGTATTTCGTAGAGGAGTTGGTGCTTATCGTACTAACCCTGCCTCTGTTAGAGGTAATGTTACAGGTGCAACCCAATGGGGAATTGCCAGAATTAATGCGTTTTTAAAAGGATTAAAAGGTAAATTTCCTAGAAGTGCTTTTGATCAAGACTTATTACCTAGAGCACATCCTTTAAGTTCTAAGAAATCATCTGAACAAATTGAAGAAATAAAAGTTTCTATAGAAGAAGCAGAAACTTTACAAGAACAACAATTTTCAATAGAACCTGAAAACAGTAAAGCTGAATCAGTAAGAGTTGGTCAAGCTGTCTCATGGACAATTAGTAAAGATCCTGATCCACCTTCAACAGTTCATGGAATAGTAATTTCTGTATCTAAAGAAAATGCAACTATGAATGTTTGGGCAATTATGGATGATGGCACTCATAAAAAAACTGACAGAAATGTTACACAACCTATATCTAAATTAAGAGTTATTACAGATTTTCGTGGAGACAGTAAAGCTCCAGAAGAAACTAATTTTCCAAACTCAGGAGATAATCAAAAGATTAGTCTAAGTAATTCAGACTTTAGACAATTCCCTGATTATGCCTATGTTAAAAATCTAAAAGAAAACTATCCAAAGATATGGAGAAGAGCAGGAACAGGTGGAAACCCTCCTACTTCTTTTACAGGAAATGACGCTTTTAGAAATTGGACTAAATACAAAGCAGGAGACCGAAGTGCCTCAGTACTATCGTGGGTAAAACGAAGAGAGCGATTCATGAACAGACACCAAGGTAACACACGCCTCAATGGAACTATTGCAGTTATGAAGTGGGGTGGCGTTACTAAGTCTGGTGTTTCAGCTATGAAAAAAATCGTAAACGAGCAAAAAAAGAAAGAAGATGCTCGTAAGAAGAGAGCTGAACAACTCATAGAAAATGCTGTTAATATAAATAGTACAGACAAATAAGTTGATACTGTCAAATCTACAGTATTAATATAGATTAAGAGGTATAGGTTAATGGATAAAGAAATTAAAAGTTTCGATCTCTCCATAAAAGACAGTGGAGAAGAAAAAGGAAATGTTGAAGCTGTCTTCTCAGTATTTAACAATCAAGATAGCGATGGCGATGTAGTATTGCCTGGTGCTGTCAAATCAGGATTTAAAGACAATCAAGTCCCAATGGTTTTCGCACACAAGTGGGATCAACCAATCG